CTTCAATTTGATTTAAAAGGCCAGGAACCTCTTGCTCTAAAGTTTGGGCTTGTTGGATTTCAACAGTCTTCTTTTTTGCCTCAGCAACAAGCGTATTAATCTCGTCGTGCCCTTGATGCCATGTTTGTTTACATGTAGGGCAGATACCGTTTTTGATAGATAGGATTTTTGATTTAAGATCTTCAAGTTTTAGAGAAGCAAGTTTGCCATTGTCGATAGCTCTTTTGTATTCAAAAACCTTAGACTCAAGAACAGAAAGCTCTTGCATTTTTAGATTCCAGTTATCCATCGCGATTTTTCGCTCAGCATTTTCCTGAGCCTTAAGGTGGGCCACTTTGTCAGATAAGGGTTTGAGCGAAGCTTTTGAGACACCAGGAGGAGGCTGAGGCTTTTCTATGGAGGATAGGGCCTGTTCAAGCTTAAGACATTCGTCCCTAAGTAGGTTTTCCGATCTCTCTAAGTTATTTTTAAGAGTGGGAAGTATTGAAGGCTCCCAATCAAGAGAGGGTTGCTGTAGCATCGACAGGCTGGCCCTGGAGGCTTCTAAAGCGGATCGTACAGCGTCAATAGCCGATTGCGTATTCTGGACTTCCTGGTCAAACTTCTTAGCGTCTTGTTCCGCTGCCAAAAGCCTTTGGGTCCAGGTTTTAAGATCTAAAACCTCAGCAAGGAAAGCGTGGCACTCTTTAGGAGTTAAACTTAAAAAGAAACCGCCTTCTTTCTGTCGTTTGTGGGTCATCTTTCTTAGAAGTTCTCTAGGAATACCTAGAATCTCATCAAGTTTTTCTTCTGCAGCCTTATTGCTTCCACTTACAATTTCTACACCATCAAGAACGATAGACAATCCTTCTGATTTTGATCTTTTTATGGTAAGATTTTTTCCTTTGTAATCAAAATCTCCCTGTACGGCCATAGAGTTTTTTGTTAGACGAGACTGGAGAATCGTAGAGGGTAGCGCGTTAGTGCCAAGCAAATACTCCAAAGAGTTAAAAATTGTACTTTTTCCAGAACCTGAGGAACCGTTAGTATTTTTGTTTAAAGCATCGACCTGGATAAGGTTAGGTCGGCCCTCAAAATTAATGTCATGCGAGCCTACGAAACGGCCCACGTTTGAGATGATTAGCTTTTTTAGTTTGAGCACATCAGTCTCCCCTATTAGGCGGTTTAATCCGATCTTCTTGAAGCTCAACTATGTTGGAGTTGACCTCAACAGCTCGGGCTTGACCGTTATCTATCGTTATTTTAGACGAAGATGTAGGGGCTGACAAGAGTCTTTTTGATTCTTTTCCACATTTTTTACAAGGAGCAGATTCCTTGACATCCTTTCCCGACTTATAAAAAATCGGGAAGGATGTGTTGCATTCTTTATCTAAACACCGATATTTAACCAGAGGCATTATCGTTCTGCGCCTTCTACCACTGTACGGCAAAATTCAATAATCTCGACATCATTAGTAAGGTTTTGTGTGCATTTTTTCAAAAATAAGCTTCTTGCATCTTTTACGCTCATTTCTTCTTCGTCCAAACTTTCAGTTTCATCTTGCATCCAAGGACGATCTTTAATGCCTGAAGAGATCATTTTGGTAGCTTTTTCTATAAAGTTTTTTACAGCTTCAAAAGGAACAATGTAAGCATAACTTAAACCTCGAGCATTTCCAGCAAAAACAAGACCTGATAAATCTCCATCTTTATTGAGCACAGCACTTCCAGAGGAGCCTCCCATGATCGTAGCCGACACTACTTGTGACTCATAGTTTCTGACAATAGGTGCAACGCCAAAAAATCTACAAAAAGGCCCAAGCTTTGGATTGTTTAATTCCGAGTCTTTGCATTTTCGAACACCAACAACTATTGATATGATTTGCCGCCCACCAAAATGACCTTTTGTAATGATATTAGGCATAAGAGCAGGGTGGCCTGTAATTGTAGCCTCAGAATAAATTTCAGGGGCCTTGCTTGCTAATTCAATGCTATTTTCTAAATCGGCAGCAACCGTTAAAACGCAAAGATCGTGTTCAATATCTGTGAGAAAACCAGTGACAATATGCTCTTTACCGTTTACCAGTCTTATTTTTCCGCCCTTTTTAAGGGCGCCGTCACAAACGTGTTTGTTAGAAAGAATAACAGACTCGCTTGCAGTGTTACTTACGATGACACCAGAACCTCCGCCTGTTCCTGCCATGTTTGTAACCATTACAGTGTAGCTAGAAGGGTGAGAGTTTTTTCCAAGGTAGTACATATATCCAGCTAAAGCAATTGGCGCTACGGCCAAAAGCACAGCTAGGCTGGTCCCTACTGTTGAGGGAAGGCGTTTGAACAAGAGTTCTTCGGCTTTCCGGTAAATTGATTGTACCGCTTTCTTTGCCTTATTAAGGCGACTTTTAAGGCGGAGATTCATTTTTCCTCCTAGATGCCCTTTCGGGGGTTATTTGTTTTCTCTCTCTTCTCTAAGCTTAGCCAGCATTTTGAGGACATCCCCAAGTTTTGACTTGTCATCCGACAGAGAGGATAACGGAGACACTTCTACTGTATTATCATCGATTTTCTTTAGAATCCCACCATTTGGCAAATTTAATCCCATTTGTGGTGTTTTCCCGTTTCCGGAATCTGGATTTTTAATTTTTTGTAACATTTCCATACACTTCATGTACATTTTAAAGTTTTCAAAATCGGCACTTTCTATAATTCTAGGGTCTTTAGTAACAGCATAACGATCTAAGATATCCCTGTAATAATTTTCCAAAGTCGACATGGCGTCAACAAGAAGGCTCACACTTCGGTTCTGGGTTATTTCTACCTTTTCGGCTAGGTTTCTTGCCATGTTCTCGTAATGCTCAATTTTACTTTGGTAAAAATTATTCTTATAAGATATATAAAGTACGATATTTTTCTTAACTCCCAGCTTGAGAGCTATGTCGTGATAAGTTTGGCCGTTGTAATACATTTCGATCATACGAGAGATCTTCTCGCTTGGCACGTTAAAAATCCCAGGCAGTCCGTCTTCGATAAACTGCTCAAGAGATTTTATCTCTTTATCCGTCATGTCTATAGGGTATTCACCCTTTGGAACTATGTTTGACATCTTTAAAGTTATTCCCGTCACTGTCGACTACAATCACCTCAACCTCAGGCCATAGTATGGTATGGACAGTTCCTATGAGAGCTTGAAGTCTTTTTTCATGATATTGATCAGGTTTGTATTTTTCTTTGAAGCTTAAAGTAAACTTGACCATAGATCCAAGACCTGGCACTGAAGCTTCCGGCGTGGTTACGAGATTGTAAGAAACAGAAACTTCGGCAATATCATCAAAGAAAATAAAAGGGGCTGTTTGAAGCGTTTTTACGTGCATCTCGCTAAGTCGACCACTTAAAATAGCACCTGTCTTTAAATCTTTAAGTATGTTAGGATCTACCTGGCGCATAATTCCTCCAGATAAGACTTTACACCTTTTTTGTCAGTTATACCAGGATAATTTTCTAGGTACTCAAATATGGTTCTAAATGATTTGGCCTGCATCTTTCGCTCAGAACTGTCGGTAGGCCTTGCTACAACCTTACATTTACCTTTGAGTTTTTTGCTTGTCTGTGCTATCCATGTCGAAGGCCCCTCGAGTTCTACGAATGTTTTGGGTCCAAGATTCAGAGAAGCAAGGTCTGTATCGGGAGTAACCTTGTAAGTTCTAATTGGCTCCAAAACTAAAGAAGTATCAACGAAGCTCCACTGGCCGTCGAAAGTCCAGATGCCTTTGATCTCATTCGCATCGGAAAGACTGTCCCACTTCGGTGTTCCTGGGTAAAATACCCGTCCTACTGTCTGAGACTTGTGTATATGTCCTGAGATTATATGTGTAAAGTTTAGACGATTTTGATCAACGCCGTGTGGTGCGTAGAATCCGTTCTCAAATTCAGAGCCGTCAAAAGTTTGATGGCAGAAGAGTTTTTTTGCACCAAGTTCAGCGAGCTTATTTGCCTCTTCAACAAACTTTTCATTATCTGAAAAATAGGGCATAAATCCACAGTTGCCATATTTTTGGGGCTTGTCGATTATCATGATATTGTCAATGCCCATTTTAAGGGTATCAAGAGCAGACATCTGACCCTCTCTTTGTTTATCCCCAATCTGGTCATGATTACCAACCAAAAGAATGACTTTATCAAACAGGGTCGACATCTTTGCAATGGTTTTTTGCCAAAAACTTACAACCTCAAGCCTAAGAACCGCATGCGTATGAAACAGGTCGCCACCAACAACAAGAGCGGTGGCTTGAAATGTTTCCTGGGTCTTTTCGACCAAGGAAAAAATCTTCTCAAGATCTGAGAGATTGTTTGGCTGTGCGTGTGGGTCACCGATGAAAATCGTCTTCATTATTCTTCCTTCTGTTTTACAGCCGATACATACCGGCTTTCAACGATGATGAACTCGCCCTCGATACCAGGAGCTTTACGGGTCAACTTAGCCCATTGGGCTGTCATCAGAATATCCTCTTGGATATAAGCAATGGAGCCAGATTTGAAAATTTGACCATCAACCTTAGAGTCTGCCATAAGCCTAAGCGGTACAAGATTTAATTTTTGTCCAGGAAGAGCTAGGCCTGCCCTAACTTCTGTTCGGATGCCCTGTCCTTGCTGATAAGGTTCCAATATGAATAACCCATTTAAAGCTATCATAACTTAACTCCTTTTAGTCTTAAAACTTTCTGTTGCAATATAGGAAGCTTTCTCGCAGCGTCAATCATCTTCGACATCAAATCTTGTTTGAGAAGAATATCTTCAGGTGTATCGGAGCCATCTGAGGTCCCTTCAAGGTTAGAATATATGGCATCATCATTATCCGATGAAGATATGGACGCGTCAATAGATAAAACACTTGCGGCGTTTAAAAGACTAGAAAGCTGATCGGGAGTAACTTTTTGTTTTGGGACCCTTATTCCGTTCTTTTCATCTTCGATGTAGCTTTTATTTATAGCCTCTGCAAGTTGATTAAGATCTTGGATATCATGTTTAAACCGCAAAGAATTTGCACGGTACAGTATAGAGCTATCGGAAGGGTAAAAATGGATTGTTGTTTCGGAGTAGCTATCGATCATGTTTCCGGTCATGCGGCCAATACAGACACCATTGAACACCTTAGAATATTCACCTACCCATTTATCTACACCGGAAACCAGGCCCATAGAAGCAATCCCGATCATGTCCATTAGGGTTAGGTGGTTTCTTGGAACCTTCCGGTAAAAAAGTTTTGCCCTATTAATCGCTAACGGCATGTTGTTTTCTATAAGCTTTCTTCGGGCTTCAACAAACTGATTGTAGATTTTTTCAGACTTTTCTGGAAAAGGACCTTTCCAATTGTCTCGTATGAATTTTATAAGGTTGTAGTTAATGTGGAAGCTTTGAAGCTCTTTAATGTCACCATTCTTAATGGCAGGCGTGATTCGGCTACTGAAAACTTTTGACTTTTCTCTAAAATAAGGACGTGCGCTTAGAATTTGTCTGTTGGTGACAGCTACCAAAAGTATAAACTGCTTGTAGATCTCGCGAGACTGAGCAAATACGATGATACTCTTCCTAAAACGCTCTTCGAGCTTCATGACGAGTTCAACCTGAGCTTTTTGATCGGAGCCGTCCTTATTAAAATTAAGGATAGCCGTAAGCTCTTCGGCAAGCTGCCTCAAACTGTTGTCATATTCTTGGTTATTCGTCGCCTTTTTCTTCATCAACTTCCTTAGTTGGATCTTGTCCTCCTATCCATTCTATCACCGTTCCGGAAGACCTGTAAAACTCAACCCTTGTTTTGAGGTGTCTAACCATAGACTCAATACCCTTTACGTGAAAGTCATAAATTATAGACTTCTTTTTAGGTGGATGAAGGTCTGCAAACTTGCTGATCTCAAGCCTTCTAACGCTTCGTCCAACAGCTCCCTGTTTTGTCCTGATCTCGCTCGTCCCACCTTGCCAGTTTATGGTGTGGTGTGTCGGGTAAATATTGGTACCAGTAGATATGCACGATGTCCCGATTAAAACCTTAACTTCTCCCCTGTTAAATTTTTCGACAGCATCCATAGGGTCACTGTTCTTAATTTGGTCATACATCCTTTTCTGCTCATCGCTCATCGAATTTATGAGCTTTTCAAGGATGTCGGGCTTGTTCTTCATGGCTTTTTTTATCTTAGTCTTGTCAACACCTAAGATAACTGAGACGATCGTTAGTTTATCATCGGCACTTGTTGCTAATGCGTATGGAACTTTCAAAAACGGTGCCAACATAAGTATTTGAGATAACTCATCTATCAAGACAAGGGTTGATTCGTTTCGAGATTCGGCCACAGCATTAGCAAGCTTGGCCGTAAAAGCTGCGATGTTTATGTTGTTTAAAAAATGTACACGTTTCATCTCCAAAGCATCTTGACTGTAAAATGTAGGGTTTGATGTTTCAACCGGTAAAATCTTAAAAGAATGGTCGCAGATATATCCACCTTTAATAGCGTCTTCAGTGCTTAATTTGTAGACAGTCTTTCCTATGATGGCCTTTAAAAGCTTTTCGGTTCCATCTCCTCGAGTCTGGGTACCGGACAGAAAAAATCGATATGGTATGTCCCTTAAAACTCCATGACATACGCTTTCTAAAGTTTCGGCAGGTATGGTATGGGATTCGTCGGCAAGCAAGACCTGGGCTTGTGAGATTTCTTCGTATTCCTTGGTTCCTGGTTCAAGATTTGTTAAAGAATCAGAAATACATATCATGAAATTTTTACCAAATTTTTTCTTACCATCACCAACCATGCCTATCGCAGATGGTCCAAGGTAGTGTTGAAATCTTTCCACCATCTCCGTAAATATGGAAGCAGAAGGCACCATAATTACGGTTTTAAGGCCAAGTTTTTGAGCAATCATCAATATGATAAGAGACTTTCCAGCACCCGTACAAAGCTCGACGTTTCCGTGTTTTATATTTATAAGTTCTTCGATAGAGGCAGACTGGTAGTTGTGAGGGGTCATATCCATACGGCGATACCACGGGTAAGGCCTAGGCCTTGGATAGTTTATATTGTTTGTAATTTCTACATCAAGCTTATCTTGAAGATAAGGTAGATATCCTGGGCGGATACAAGCCTGTCCATCTTCTTGGAACATTACAGACTTTTCTATCTTAGATTTTAGCATTTCTCCGTGAGCTTTCCATCCTTCAGGGTCATATGAGGGCCAGCGCCTATTTTTCATATGACGCTTATACTGAAATTCTATAGACTTATTTCTATACTTTGTAAAAGTTTCAAGCTTGCTAATTTCCTCGTCCGAAGCAGAAGATAAGTCTAATATTGCTTTTGAACCAGATACAATTGTTGCCTTGATCACATGACCTCCAAAGTTATGATATCATATTTAAGCAAAGAGTCATGGAGGTTTTAAAGTGTCTATAAGAAAAGCTAAAACATCGGCAAAAATGTTCATTTCAGACCAGCAGCGCCTTCAAGATATCGTTCTTAAAACCATGAACCGTATCAGTGAAATCGTCGGCGCTACCTACGGACCTGGTGGCCGAAACATCCTTATTGAAAGCGATATTCCTGGAATCCCCAACACCAATACTAAGGACGGGGTAACAGTCTTTCAAGCATTAGGAGCTTCAAACTCATATGAACACCTCATCATCGAACAGGCTAGAGACTCAGCAAAGAGAACCGCGACGGAAGCCGGCGACGGAACGACTACCGCAACTATTCTTTCGGCAGCTATTATTAATTATTTGTATGAGTTCTGTAACGAAAACCCCAAATTTAGCCCACAGAAGGTAGCTCGAGACGTTGCCTCCGTTGTTCGTAAAAAGCTCGTCCCTATGATCAGGGAGAGTTCTATTCCTATTAGTACAGAAAATATCAAACTCCTTAGGCTTGTTGCTAAGGTTTCAGCGAACGGTGACGACGACATGGCCGATGCGGTCATGAAGGCTTTTGAAGAGCTTGGCTATGGTGAAAACGCACACGTAACTATCAAGCAGGTCAGTGGTCCATACGGATATGAAGTTGGCCTGATCGAAGGTTTTCCTATTCCTATCGGATACGAAGAATCTATCGGAAAGTTTCACCCAGCTTTCGTAAATGACCCAGGCAACCAAAGATGTATTCTTCAAAATCCAAAGTTTCTTTTATTTGATGGTCAGATAGGAGATCTGATCTCGCTACAAAACATCACAGATCAAGTTGGGCAAAAATATAATGATGGAGACGCGGACTATAAAAATCTCGTTATTTTTGCTCACGGATACAGCGATTCTGTAATCAACGCCCTTGCTTATAACTTTCAAGATCCAGCGACGATAAATGTAGTTCCGATGGTTACACCCAAAGCCCCTTTTATAAACGCTCAAACACATTTTATGCACGATTTAGCAGCGTTTACTGGAGCAAAAGTATTTGGAATGAAAGATAGTTTGGCGAAAGCTACAATTGCAGATCTTGGTTCTGGTATGACAACATTTGAAGCCTATCGATTCAGATCGACAATAGTTGGCGATCCAGATCCTGTAAACATCGAAGTAAGAGCTGACGAGCTTGCACAGCAGAAAAAAGTAGCAGAAAGCAAGGAAGAAGGTATCTGGCTTGAAGAGCGTTTAGGTAAGCTTACTTCTGGTATCGCAAAACTTACGATTTACGGAGGCTCTAACGGAGAGCTTAAAGAAGCTCACGACCGATGCGAAGACGCTGTGTGCGCTGTTCGGGCCGCTATCAGCAAGGGCGCTCTTCCAGGTGGATGTCGCATTCTTTTAAATCTTTTTGATTATGTGGTTTCGTCTAAAGATGTGCCAAATCATGTAAAAAATGTTCTTGCGCCATCTTTGATGGTACCAATTACAAGACTCTTAAACAACGCCGGAGTCAACGATGAGGAATCGCAACAAATTATCGAAAAGCTTTTGGCTGATAAGAACCTTGTATACGATGTGGAAAACCAAAAATTCGGAACAGCAGAAGAGCTTGGGGTATTTGATTCGCTGCCTGCTGTAGAAGAAGCACTAAAAAATGCAACGTCTATAGCAACTGTAATGGGTACACTTGGTGGCCTTATTGCATATCCTAGAGATGAGGTCTTTGAAAGACAAGAGGCCGCAGCAGATGCCGAAATGCAGAGAATCATCGAAAATCCTACAGCTTTTACAAACGAAGCCAACGAGAGGATTTAGTGACTTTAGAAGAAAAAGAAGAACAGCTAAAAAAAGAGCATTTTTTAGATGTTTTAGAAAACGCTGAACAGCTTTCAGATTGGGTTTATACCTATCTAGGTATACGTTTACCGTCAGACACAATCGACCCAGACTCTAATAGTAACCCGATTAATGCTATGTGGGAAATTTATGAGGCTGTAAAGTTAAATAAAGGTGAAGATATACCTGGCTACATCATGCTTTCTGCTCGTGAAGCCTACAAAACTTTATCCAGTTCTATCCTTGAGGTTTTAATCCTATCTCACTTTCAGCTTTCTATCGCCCACATGGCGGCGATCGCATCTCAAAGTAATAAAGCGATCAGCTATATTCAGTCATTTCTAGTTAAATTAAAACCATATTACGATTATCATGGTTGGACAAAGGTCGGAGATTCTAAGACTAAAATTCAGTTCCAAACACCACAAGGAAATTCTCCATATATTGCGGTGGTTATCTGTACCCTTCAGGGGGCGAACTGTATTGCAGGGGATTCTATTTTAGAGCTAGAAAACGGAAAAACGATAAGAGCCGCAGAGGTTTCTGAGGGTTTGAAAATAAAAACGTGGGACTATAGAAATCAAAAAGATACCTACGTTGTCTCTAAAGGCATTTCTTTAACAAAGAAACATGCAAGAAAGCTTATCTTTTCAAATGGGTCTGAAATTATACTGTCTGACGATCATTTGATTTTTACCCAAAACGGGTGGGTATTTGCCGATTCTGTTAAAATTGGAGACAAGCTAAAAGCAAGCGATATAGTTTCTAAAAGTTTTGCAATTAAAAAAGATCATTATCAAGGTTTTGATAACAAAAAACTGCTTTCTTATAGAACCAATAGGGGTCTGACTGTAGATTCTGGCGAGTGGTTTTGTTCTGATAAAGATAAAGAAGGCTTTTCCTATTCAAAAGAGCCTACCAGCAAATTAGAAAAAGACTTATTTAAACAAGTAAGAAACTCTCTCAATATAGAGGTCACAAAAATTGAGCTATTAGGGCTTCAAGAATTGGTTGATTTACATATAGATAACGAAGATCCTGTTTTAAGATCTTTTTACGCAAACGGCGTTTTTGTTCATAATTCCGAGCATGTTCCTATCATGTTCCTGGATGAGGTTGACGTTGTTCGCGACCCTCAAGCTTACGACGAAGCAAAGATGATTCCTGGTATGGAAAGAGGAACTTATCCAATAACAATAAAACTTTCTACCAGAAAATTTGCTTTTGGCATGATGCAAAAAGAGCTTGAGCTTGCCAATACAACAGGCGAGGTCATTAAAAGATGGAACATTTTAGATGTAACTGAAAAATGTTCGCCTGAACGTCATAAGCCAAATGAGGACGGTAGTAAGGTCGAACTTTACGTAAATAAAAAACTCCCATTAAGATCCTCATCTGAAAGCGACTATCAAGCTTTGCCAGATTCGCAAAAATCAGATTGGGAGAAGGTTAATGTCCATCCAGGGTGCGTCAAATGTTCACTTGTGGCTGTTTGTAAAGGGAAACTTGCAGATAAACCAGATACGGCAAAATTCAAAAAATATAGTCTTTATAAGCCAATAAAATCTGTTATTCTCAGTTTTAAGAAAATCCCACCAGACATGGCAGAGGCTCAGCTTATGTGTTGGAGACCTTCAACCAAGGGCTTGATATACCCAAGGTTTGAGGCTACCCAACAAAACGGGAACATGGTTTCTATTTCCAAGGCATGGGAAATAGTTACGGGTGATAAAAAAGAAAATGTAAATATTACACAGTTTGTCGGTATGCTTCACGATATTGGTGCAAAGTTCTATGCTGGAGTCGACTGGGGATACACCCACGAAAGCACGATTGTTGTCATGGCCGTCACCGCATCTGGGTACTCGTTCATAATTGACACCTACGGAAGCCCAGGTCTTGAGATTCATGATTTTGTAGAGATTTGCGCTACTTACCAGGAAAAATACGGTATCGGACGATGGTTTTGCGATAACGCAGCTCCAGCAAATATTAAAACCCTTAAAAAACGCCTTAAAATGATAGCAACCCATGTAGTAGTTCCTGATTTTAAAAAAGATGTCCTTGGAGGAATCGAAGCTATTCGCAGCCAAATTGTAACTTCTACAGGGTCTAGAAGGCTTTTAGTCTTAGACACCCCTGAAAACAAAAAGATCGTTCAAGGTTTTAAGGTACATCACTTTAAGCTGGACATGGCCGGCAACCCGACAACGACACCAGATGACGAAGAATATGCGGATATTATGGATGCCTTAAGGTATATCGGGCAAAACGTGTTCTCCGTAACTGCCCAAAAGCCCCTTTCAGGTCAGAGTGTAGAGCCGACAAAAGCTATTCATCAGGCGGCCCAGGCAGACCCAAAGGTTGCCCAGGTTGCTCAGGGCGTAAATACTGAGCTTATGAAGCACGAGATTTCTAAAAGAGCAACCCAACCTTCGTCCCAGATCGATGATAATATAAAGAGGAACCGTAAGCTGTTCTGGAACACGGAATAGAGGCAATCTTTAAAGTGATATGGGTGGATTAATTTATAAAATAACCAATAAAATCAACGGTAAAAGCTATGTAGGGCTCACAACCCGAAAGCTTTCAGTTCGTTTTTATAAACATTTAAGTTCCAGTGGCTGTACGGCCATATCTGCAGCTATTCAAAAGTATGGAAAAAACAACTTTGAAGTTGTTGCTATAGACTCTTCCGATTCTTTGGAAGAGCTGAAAAAGAAAGAATCTTTTTACATACAGACCCTCGGTACCCTTTCTCCGGACGGATACAATCTGACTTCCGGTGGAGAAGCGCCATCTCCTTCGTTGGAAACAAGAGAGAAACTATCTCAGGCATTTAAGGGCAAGAAGCGATCGAAAGATGCCAGAAAAAGAATGGCAGAGGGCAAAAAAGGCAAGAAGACAGGGCCCTGCTCTGAAAAAAGAAAGAAAGCAATTTCTGAGGCCCTAAGAGGTAGAAAGCTTTCAATAGAACATCGTCAGGCACTTTCTATGGCAAAAAAAGGCAGAAAGCTGCCAGCTTTAGCTATCAAAAATAGAATAGCAAACATATCTAGACAAATACTCTGTCATCAAAACGGAAAGATCTATGATAGTATAGTTAAGGCTGCTAGAATTTTAAATCTAGACTCTTCTAGTATTACTAAAAATTGCAAAGGAAAACAATCAATAGTAAAAGGATACTCTTTTGAGTATGTGAAAAAGGAAACTGCGAATGAGCAAAGCTAACATATTGGTTTATTTGAATATTTATAGAGATAGTAATCCAACAAATTCTCCCAATATGTCCCATACTAAGTGGCAAAGGGAGCTTCAGGGAGTTTCTGCTGAGAAGCCCCAAAGTATCGAGTTCAGCCTCGCACCTGGCGAATCTCGAGTCATGTTCGATGGCCAAAGAACGCTTTCATCAGACAACACCACTGTTTACTCTCTTACTCTCAAGTCTGGAAGTACTTATATGCTAAAAAACACTAGCGGTACTTCTCCTGCTTTTAGGACTCTTCGAAATATAGGCTCTGATGCAACCTCTCAGATAACAGTTACGGTTTCAGGAAGCCTTATGACCCTTCAGGGTACGGGAGGCACTATCATATCTACGGCTTCGGTTGTTGTAGGAGATGAAATCTCTATTGGAAATATTTTTAATGCTGCAAACCGTGGCAGGTTTAAGATTTTGTCAAAAACAACCAACAGCGTTACCGTTGAAAACTCATCGGCTATCGCTGAAGCTTCTATCACTTTAGGTTCTAACTATGCCGACGAAATTAGAATTTACTCCGCATCAGGAGTGCAGAAAGGCGACAAAATTAAACTTGGTTCTGGATTTTTTTCGACTAATCAAAGTACATACGAAGTTACAGGGGTACAAGATAATTTGGTCGAATTTTTCTCTGCTGGTGTATTGGCCACCGAAACAGGGCTGGTAAACCCTTCAGTTACTATTTATTCTTCAGCAAAAAAGCTTGTGTATGTAGAAACCGATAAGCCTGTAAATGTTACTGTTAACGGTATCGCAGAATCTAAGATCGAGCCTTTTATAGAAGGTAATAATTCACTTCCTGGTATGCTCTTAAAGCGTTCTACGATGTGGGAGATGACGATCACTAATAACGGTACGGATATGGCAACCCTTTACTTTGTAAGTATCGAGTAATCTATGTCAGAAGATCAGCAAAAAACAAAAAAGAATGTGATTTTTGCGGCAGGAGAAATCGACGCAGCCGTATTAGAAGCCAATAACTTAGTAAAAAATGAAGGTGAGGGACCCCTTACGTTTGCCATCAAGCATGCGATGGGGACGGCTAAAAAAAGTGCTGCTCCTCGTATCGGTTTTACAGAAGACCCAGTATCGACTGATCACTATGCAGGCGTTTATAAAATTAAGAAGAAGCTTCTTCCTGATTCGGTTCTTAAACTTGTTCGCGTCCAAAACCACTTGGTGGCATCAATACTTAGAGCACGGGCAAACACGATATCCATGTTTGGACACATTAAGAAAGATCGTTTTGATGTAGGTATTGAAGTTTCTATCAAATCAGAATTTGAAGAACACATCAAGCCAGAGCAAATGGTTAAGGTTAAAGACCGTATCGAGAGATTTAAAAAAATGTTGGTCAATTGTGGCCACACTGAGGGCTTGCCAGAAAATGAAAAAATGAGCCTTTCAGACTTTTTCTATCTCCAAACTATGGACGGATTATCTTTAGGCCGTTTCGCTACCGAGATTGTCTACGAAGAAAATGACAACGGCGACGGTCCAAATCTAAAAGATCGCGCCAAAAAATTTAATCGTTTTCGACCTGTTGACGCAGGCACTGTATATAGAACGGTAAAAAAAGGCGAAACAGCTCAGGGTTTAAGACAGTCTGGTATCAGACTTCTTGAACAGGTTACGGGCAAAAAAATTAATGGGGCCGCCTTCGAAAAAGATGAATACGCGTATGTTCAGGTTATAGAGGGCACGCCAAAACAGGCTTTTGCACCAGATGAATTGCTGGTTCACAACCTTTTCCCATCAAACGATATTGATCATAACGGTTACCCAGTAACCCCTATCGATACATGTATTAGTTCAATTACTACACATCTTTCGATTGATGCCTACAACAAGCTTTACTTTCAGAACGGAAGGGCCGCTAAAGGTATCCTGGTAATCAAGTCTGAAGAGCTTGATCAGAATACTTTAAACCAGTTAAAACAAGACTTTATGGCATCCATCAACAATGTAGGCAACTCTTTCAGAGTCCCTGTATTTGGAGTCGGTAAAGAAGACGAGATAGGCTGGACGCCTATGGTTTCAAGTGCAGGAGATGGAGAATTCCAATTCTTGTACGATGCGGTCGCAAGAAATATCTTGTCAACTTTTAGTATGTCGCCTGATGAACTTCCTGGCTATGGACACTTGTCAAGGGGGACGAACGCTCAGACATTGTCTGAATGTTTCGATATAGACTCTCCTTTCTTGTCCAGTCTCGGATATAAGACTGCTAGACAAATTCTTGGAGAAAAAACAGAAGCACCTCTTATGGTGTGGACTGGTAAAAAATGGCAAGAAGGTAGGGTATTTAAAACTGGAACCAAACAATTGGCCCAAACAGTTACAACTAGCGGTTTAACCGTAAGAACGTCTCCAGACCACAGATTTTTAGCTTTAGGTGAAGACGGATCGCCTGCATGGGTTCACCAGTCAGATTTAAAAGAAGGTGATTACGTTCTAGTTAACGCTCAGCCTATAAAGGGACACGAGGATTTCTTACCTTCTTTTAACGGCAAAAAAATCACTAAAGAACTTCTTGAAGTTCTAGGCTGGATGACAGGAGACGGTTCTCTTATTGCTCCTCGTTTTAGAGCAGGTGGAAAGATAGCCTTATTTTATCATCACGATAAAGAAGCAGACGTACAACAAAGACATTTAAATATACTGACTTCTTTTGGTGTTAACGCCAAAGAAGACAATAAGCCCGTTTCTCCAGAAGAGCAAGAAAAAATTAAGGGGCGCTATGGATTTAAAAATGTAGCAGAGTTAAGAAGGCGCATAACTATCTATGATACCGATTTTGTTAGATTTTTACTAGAAAATGGATTTGAAACCTCTTCAAACGGTAAATCCATCCCAGAATTCTTGCATCTAATACCTGCTGAATATAAGGCTGCCTTTTTAAGAGGACTATTCTCCGCCGATGGACATGCGACCACCACAGGACAGATTATTTTAACTATACAAGAAGATCATTTAAGAAATGAAGTTAGAGGGCTCTTATACGAATTGGGTATAAGATCTAATGGGTATAAAGGAGTCAAAAGGGATAATAGCAGACCAGATAACCTATCTGGAACTCAAGATTTTAGCCATAAAATCTCTGTAAGAGACACTGAAAAATATTGGGAAATGATCGGTTTTGTTCAAGAGCATAAAAACTTTAGGAGAAAAGAGAAAAAATGGCTATTGGATGAACTTCCTCATTCTACCGTAAATCTTTTATGCTCTACGATAAAAGAATCGGAAGGTTTCAAGCTATTAGACAAGGCAGAAAGAGATGGTTTGACCGCAGCCATTAAAGGCACTATAAACCTAAGTTTAAATACCATAAAAAGGTATGCGGCTAAGGCTAATGTTATCTTGCCTGAATGGATTAGCGAGTATAACGTAGAAAAGATAAAAAGCACAAGTCTTCTTGGCGAATCATGCGAGATGGTCGATGTAGAGGTTTTTGATGACGAACACGCGTTTGTATTGAACGGGTTTGTAGTCCATAACTCTTCAAACGAGTTCAAGCTAACAGCCGCTCGAGACACTGGTTTAAGACCGCTTATTCTTCAGTTTCAATCATTCTTAAATGAAAAACTTTTCCATATTATGGACCCTGAGCTTGCCCAGCTTTGCACGATCAAACTTTCCGGTTTAGATGCACAGTCAAGAGATCAGGAAACAAATAGGCTTCAGCAAGCAATGCCGATCCATATGGACTATGATCAGGTTTTGACCGATGTCGACAAGAAGCCTGTTGGGGAACGAATGGCCGGAAAGGTGCCATTTAACGAACACTGGCAAATTATCGCAGACAAGTATGTGGATGTTGCTGAAATTATGGCCGAATTCATGCAAAGCCCAGCGGCCTTGGCTGATCCTCTCTTAAAGTATAAGAGAGATCCGTTTTGGATTCAAAATATGCAAATTTTGATGCAGATTAACCCTGCTGCCGTAAAGGCTTATTACGCAACAAAACCTTATGCTATTGAGATCTTGAAGATGATGATACAAGATTATCTAGAAGAAGATTCAGAGAGGAAGTAACATGCAAGGAAATGATGGAGTAGACTACAAAAAGAAGTACATGGATTTAAGAGCCCGTTTCGTAGAAGCTCTTGATATTGCTTTCCGTACAGGTTACGAACAAGGCTCTAACGAGACTCAAGTTCAAAACATGGCACAACAAGCCCAGATGCAGGCCCAACAAGCAGCTATGATGCAAAGCCAAATGGCCGCAGGACCTGCGATGAATCAGCCCCCTGGTGCTGAGATGCCTCCTGGAATCGATCAACAAGCACCTGTTCCTGAAGCAGGTGGAGACGAAATGGATGCTGCTATTGCTGAGCTAGAGCAGTTGGTTAATAAATCGGAGCCCTCAATTGAAGATATGAAAAAATCTTTAGAGGTTATAAAAAACAACCGAATGTTTCAAAAACTTGAAAAGGCTACCAAAGAAGCTAGTAAAAAAATGGGTCAACCTCCAAGACCTCTTTCGTTTTCATATAAGGTAAACCTTCCTGAGGATGCAAAACAAGCAGTGTCTATGCAAGCTAAAATCGTTGACGATATCTTAAAGAAGTGGGAACAAGAAGCACAAAACTCGGCAAAAGACATAACTTCTATCTTGAGTACAGAAGCCCTAACAAAGAAAGAGTAGGTCACTATGCGTGGCATCAGCTCGGCTTCTAAAAACAAGATTCACGAACTTATAGATGATCTGTTTGATAGGATGGCTTTACAGCTTGTGGGTGAGATTCCATCTTTAAGAAATAAAAAATCCATAATATTTACAAGTAAACCAAATTTAACCTTGGCTCATATCTTCCTAAAAACCTTAGGATCTGAAAGACCTTTGCCACAGGAACGAGAAGCTCTTAAAAATCTACTGTCAACAGCCGAAGAATATATCTCTTCTTTAAGAGCAAAGACAAAAGCTCAGATGACTGAAAAGATCGATAGCTATGTTAAGGAACAACATCTAAAAAATCAAAGGCCTTCTACGGTAGATATAAAAAGCATAATAAATGAAAATTTAGAAAAAGCCAAGAGCCATTTTAAAACTATCGCAGAAGCCGAAAGCACCAAAGCTAGAAACATGGGGAAAGCTCTTCAGATCGGTAAGGTCGCGGCTTCTCAGGGGGTTAGCGATCCTAATGTTTATTTTGTGGTAGTTAGAGACGGAAAAACTTGCAGCGAATGTGTCCGCTTGCATTTGATGCCCGATCTAGTTACACCAAGAGTTTGGAAGCTGAGCGAGATTGGTTTTGGCTATCACAAAAAAGGCGAAAACAACCCTAAAATCGCGGGGTTACATTGTCGATGCCGTTGCTCCCTCGCATTCCTAGCTCCTGGTTTTGGCTTCAAAAATGGCCAAGTAGCTTGGATAGGTGAAGGACACGACGAATACAGAGCACAAAGAGGCCAGCAATGATCAAGATCATAATTGAAATTATCAAGATGTTTATGGGCAACTCTCAGTCGGTAGCTTCAGAAGCTGTTAAGGACGTGGAGAATAAGTCAGAACCTAAAAAAGAAGAACCTCCAGTTAAAGAAGAAAAGAAACCGCAGGTTGCCGTAAAACAGTTTGTAACCATCGAAGACATCTTGATGGGTCGTGCAAAATTTGAAGAGCTTCCTGAAGAACATCAAAAGAACATGGAAGAACTGGTTGAGAAGATCAACAAGTTTTTTGAAGGCTACACCTGGCCAAAACAGTTACCTAAAAAGGTAAACGACGGGTACAGAAGACCTCAAGACAGTCCTAAAAACGGATCGGCTACAAGCTGGCACTTCAAAGGAGCGGCCATCGATCTAGATGACGACGCCTCTGGCATTACCTGGAAATATGTTTGGGAAAACAGGTTTAAGCTTAAAGAGCTGGGCCTATATGTTGAACACCCGTGCTGGACCAACCATAAGGGTGGTTCCTGGATTCACTTACAGATAAGAGCGCCAAGATCTGGCAAGCGTTTTTTTGTACCTTCTACTCAACCTAATCCTAACCCAGCATTTTGGGACGGCAAATACGAGGCAGATCTAGATAAAGCTTGATTTTATCACAAGATATGCTACATTTTGTGAATGATAATCGAGTCTTTCTACTTATCTGACGAAGCTAATATACCAAAAGCGTTAGAGCTTACAGGTCTTTCCATGGACGAGCTATCCTCTATCGTCGGAAGGTTCATCAAAACATCATGGAGAGCAGGCCAGATGCGTGGTGAGGTGGTTGTGTACTCTGATGGTAGGGTAAGGATTAGGCACCATTTTAATAAAAAGAAACTATGGGAGTCTGACTCATTTTTTCATGAGTTCGATGAGCGCCTTGATTCCAGAATTTTCTGATGGCTTTATATGTAGATCTTCGCTAGGAATTGTAAAAGGATCTCTCCAGTATATCGATTGAAACTCCATATCTGGATCTTTTTCAAGACTTGGTTTACCGTCGATCTCTGCGGTGCAAACGTAAACGATGATAGGCTTGCCTTGTTTATCTTTTTTCTTGTATAAACCAACAAGTTTGAAGTTTTTACCAGAAAAACCAGTTTCTTCTCGAAGTTCCCTCTCGGCCCCAACTTTTGGATCTTCTCCATCGTTAATACCACCAGCAGGAAAATTTACTTTTCCGTTGTCCTTACGAGTTCCCATTAGATAGGTAGATCCCTGTCCTTTGACAAGAACGACAGCGTACCGGCTACTCATTTTCTTCCTCGCTAGCTGCCATCTTCTTAGGAGCCTTCATGGTCCTCATGATATCTTTGACTGCTGAAGGAAGAGGCTTTGTTTCTCTAACTAGAGGGTATTGTTTTGTAGATCTGAAACCAGACTTATCCTGTTCTCCACGGTAGTTAATTCTTCCATGAAGGTCTTTTTTGGGGTCCGTTTGTGCCATCTTAGTTCTAGTTGGAGTATGGATTGCATAATACCTTTTGACGTCGCCTTTCGTAGCACGATCGGAAGTATGTGGAGCCACGATAATTTCATGCTCAAAACTATAATCGTTTTTGCCAGGCTTATTTTTATCGGGAGTGTAAAACTTTCCGGCGTTGTCCATGTCCATTTCGATGGACGGCATTTTTCCGTACATGTGAGGAGCCGAATGGATTTTATCCTCATCTATCCACGCCGCTATAGTTTTTGAAGAGCCATCGTCCTTTATATCATAATCTTCCTCAAAACCCCTTGCGGCTGCAATGTGGGGAGTCCAGCTAGAATGTTCATTGTGTCGAACCAATCCTCGATTTAATACGTTTTCTTTTTCATCTCCACTAATACCTCTAAAAAGAAGAAACTGTCTTTTTCCTGTTTCAGGATGTATTCGGGTAAGTGTTTTATTTGAAAGCTTATTTAAAGCCCTAAGCCTTAATCCGCCTTCCATTTTAGGAATTTCGCTTCGAACTTGTCTATGGGTTTCGTCATCGTAGCTGCTGTCCATATCTTGTAGGAAACCAACGGATTGTTGCCATTCGTTAACCTTATCTCGACCAGGAAGTTTATTTGGGTCAAGTTTACCAAAAATACGACGTGCAGCGCCTTTCTTCATCTCTTCAGAAGCTGCCATCTGCTGGTTTTCCATGGAGGTTGTGATATCTTCAGGCTTGATTGATTGTGCAACTTTGTAAGCCTTTTGATGGCCACGCTTTAAGTTCTTCATGTGCTGATTAAACAGGTTATCGTCTTTAATGTAGCGTTTAAAATCTTCTCTTTTCTTAGGATTGACCAGTAGATCTCGAGCATGGGCCAAGATCTCTTCTCCGAAAAAAGGACTGTCACGCTTGTACCTTCTGGTATCGGCGATAAAATTACCAACAGCCTTGATAGCATCTGGATGATGCTGTTCAAGCAACTTTTGTTTTACCCTTACCGCAGCGTTTGGTCCATACCGGTCAGAGATTTGATCGATAAGACTGTGGAAACCCTCATGCTCTATGGTGCTATCTACAGTCCGACCTCTAAGTGTCGCCTGTTCCGGTGTGAGCTGCTTGGTATCTTTTGCTTTTTTAGATGGAGTCCTTGGAAGCTTAGGCTTCTTAGGCTTTGACGCTATATGGTCTTCGTAAGCTTTCCTGTTTTCAGGTTTTGAAAAATCCAGCTTAGATAGCTCGTAAGCTTTTGATTGCCAGTCCTGATAGGCCTGGCCGTAATCTCTGATTACCTGACTTTTTTTCTCTTCATAGGCTTGAACCTTCTGTGCGTATTCGTCATCGCCCTCTTCATACTTGGAACGCATCTTGCCTGCAAGTGCTGCAGGTTTAGGCCCTCGTGGAGTCTGATGATTTAGACCAAGAGTGTTTCTGTCAAACTTGCCAGCTACTCTTTTTCCGTAAGCATCAATAAGCTCACTTGTGTTGTTGAGCACCCTGCTTGAGCCTTTGAGTCTTGTTTTTCCTTCTAGCGGCTTTCCGCCATACTCAGCGTTTGCAACCTTTTTTCCATAAAGATCTTTTTGTCTTCCAGTCTCGATAAGCTGAACATCCTGGTCAGGTCTGGTTGAGACTTGTTTAAGGTTTGGAAACGTAATGCGAGGACGAGACATCTTTTGTAGGGATGTATTTGTTTTTTCAGATTTTTGAATATCAATCTCATTTTCAACATATGCTTCTAAATGATGGTTACTTAAATATTCAGCAAAATCCCGAACGATTGTGGCTAAATCTTCCGAAGGATGAGATCTTAAAAAATCGATAAAACCATACTTTTCTTCTAGCCATTCCGATCCTTTTTTGTCGATTGGAACCCTATAAATTTTTCTAGTTTTATGGTTTTTTATAACAAGTTTCATTTTAATCCTTCTTCGCTTGCAGCTAATTTTTTAGGAACTTTACTTGTAGTATGTTTTGTTTTCCCAACATTTACCTCTCCCAATCGAGATTTTGGGGAAAACATTTCATAATAATTTTCGTTATTAAACACGTCGTGCACACTTTTCATTCTTTGTTTAAAATTGGAAGCTATATGATTTTTTAAACCCTCATCTTTAATATGAGCCAAATTTTTATCAAAAGTTTCTTCTATTTTTTTACTATTGTTATTCCACCAGTCCGCCAAATCGTCTGCATGCTCATGCATTTCATAAGGCTCAAATTTTGAAGCTATTGAACCTAAGCTAGAATTCCAAAGATAGTCAGATATAGCGTCCTTGTTTTTTGTTGGATCGTTTTTACCAAACTTATTTCTTATGCCTCTATTATATTGAAAATTTCTTTCATGGTCAATCAAAAGAGGGCGAGAGAAACCTTCTTTTTGACTATTGGATTTGTCATCTCTATGTACAGGAAACTTATCTTTACTTAGCATTATATTGCCCGCGTGTCTATCTACGTTATTTGTCAGATAATCCATTATGGCAATTTTCTGTACATCTAATGGGTGAGCTTTACCTTCGCCAGAAGGTAAGTCTACATAATCGTGGTTAAATTTATGAACAGTAACAGGCACACCTTGATGCTCATAATAGCTAACATCTTCCGCCATATGTCCCATATCTGCCGCGTGTAATAAATTTTTGGTAGTTAATGTTGCCCATCCCTTAATTGGGTTTTTAGTGTATGTTTTGGTGCTAGATTCTAAATGCCCATAGTAAGGTTTAATCATAAAGGTTTTGGGTTTTGCTAGTGTTACGTTTTGACCTTCTTCATCTTTATAGCTTTTAATATCAAAAATATTTTTAGACGAAATACCTTTTGTATAAGATTTAGATTGATCTTTAAAAATTTGTGGACTTTTAACAATATGATCTAAAAAATGCTCGTCTGCCATAGGATGGTTGGCTCCATGAGCATTGTTGTCAACTATAGGAAATTTTACCTTGTCATGACTGTTTTTAATCCTTTTAAAGGAATTGGGGTCAATAGCCTTATCTAAACTTCTTCCTTCTCTGTTATCTTTTGCGGAAGCAGCTTGCCAACTCTTTCCAAGATATAGTCCACTTCGTCTTTCAAGACGACTTTTAACCAATCTATCCATAGACTGGATATCTTGCATATTTTTATCAATTCCTCGTTCTTCATTTTGTTTGTATTTAATGTAGCTTGGGTTTTCAGCTATAGCACTACGAACACTCTGATCCTCATCATTTGCAAGTTTTTCGTGATGTTTCGGATCTAGGTTTGGGTCATGCTTCATATTGTGATAGGCGTCAGCAATCTTTTTTCCGTGCTCAGGATTTATGTTGACCTTTGGGGCTGATGAAAGAGAGGCTTTTTGTAAGGATTTACCAAATTGACGATTAGGTTGTGCCCATAGCTTTTTCGCATCTGCAGATCTATTTCCTACAGAAGAGTGTAGTTTTTTGCCAGTTTTTTGTTCAATAACTGAATAAGCTGCTGAGGCAAGCCCCTTTCTTTGATGATCTGGGTCTGTACTACTGAACGTAACGTGTAAAAGACCTTTATGCTCTGAAGCCTCAGGCCATTCTGAAAAATAATAATCACCGACCCTGTTTCCTTTAGGATCGTGGGCCGTGACTCTGTGAGAAGTTATGTCATGTTTGCCGTTAAACATCTCGACTTTTGGTGGATGAAATTTTAGAGTGTATCCCTCTTTCTTCCAGTCTCCCTTGAGTCCTTTTTCCATTTCACTAGCCGCCAAATAGTAATCCGAATCTTCGGGAGACAATCTTCCCCTAACCGAAGCGTTAGAAGTATGCGGATCAGCATGTGTTGCGACCTTATCCCAAGCCCTTGTCGCTGCCTTGCTGCGCTGATATCCTTCGGACATGATACCCTTAGAACCCAAAGATTTTACATGATCTTTGGCCATGTTTAGCATGTTTTGGTATAGTCCTTTTCCTTGGTGCTCAGGCTCAATACGTCCAAGTTCAACTCGGTGGTATCCAAAATCTTTTGAAAAACTATTTGAAACAGGATTTTTCGTATAAGCTAAATGACCAACCTTTTTCCTATCTTTAAAAACTTGAATTACGTGATATATAGGATTTCGGCCATAATAACGAAACTTGTACCCCTGAGCTTTAAGCTCCTCTGGAGAAAGAGCTTTTTCAATCTTCTCAGGCAAATCCTTACCTTTTGATTCTTTATCCCAATGTTCTACAGCTTTTTTGCCACCTAAAGCTTTTATCCCAGCAGGGGTATGCGCCCATCTTCTTTGAGCCTCTGAAACATAAGGCTTCATAAGAGGTTCAAATTTGGGTTTGGATTTTTCAGATTTTGGAAGTTTTGGAATAGGCGAATTTCTTATCTGGCGAAGCTTTGCTCGGTGCATGAATCCTGCGATCTCTCTGTTCTTGGAAGCTCCAGATGCCATGCCGTAATTTTCTTTTTCCCAAGAGCTTTGTCTTTCTGCTCTGGCCGATCTTTTTTCTTCAGGACTCTTTCCCTCATCAATACGAGCTTTTTTGAAAGGTTCTGCAAAATTAAAATTATGAGTAAAAGTTGAGCCATCCGGTAAAACCGAATACATATCTTTAGGTTTTGCCTGATGGAACTCTGTACCTTGACCCATTACAACCTTGCCAGAATTGGGTCCGTGGTTGTAGATCATTTTATGTGTGTAGCCGTCAGATTCAATGTGAGATTCTTGCCCCGTCATGTGAGCAAGGGTGCGAGCGGCTTCTTTTTGTTCGTCAGATGGGTCGGTAATCAGAATAGATTTTTCAGGCTTGCCATAATAGCCATCAAGAGAATAAACTTTTCCACCAGAAACATTTTGTTTTAAAAATTGTATGGCTTCCTCGTGCGCAAAGGGAACCTGAACCTTATCTGGATAAGGAGAATTCTCAACCGAAAAGATGATATGTGGCTGACTAATCAGATGTCTCATACCTCTCCTATATAGTTGTTACAAACATCTTTTGGCCCATCAATCTTTGGAGCTGTTTTAAGATTTCTTTCTTTTTAAGTTGAAGCTCGTTAATTCGAGTTTGGAAGATAGCAGGACCAGGATTCGAAGAACTCTGACCGATACCGTCTTGGCTGATGCTGACCGAAGTGTTCGAATTATTGGGCGCGATACTGCTTAAAATATTTAACGCAGCATATATTCCAATCAGGTTGTTAACAACGATAGGAACCTGACCTGCATCTTTTGAAAGGCCGGCAGTAATAGTAATTTGCCAGTAGGTAGGAACCCATTGAAGACCATCCATAACAGTTAAAAAAGCAATACCTGCATTTCCAACGGCTCCTGTTACAGAGTTGACTCCGTAAGCAGCAAGCAAAGGAACAACATTGATAAGTCTTTGGTGGAAGTTTCCTGTATCAATCCATTCTGATGGGATTTCGAAAATATTTTCCCTATTAGCAGAAACAATCGCAAGCTGTTCGATAGAAATGATAGGCCCTGCATTTGATCTCAAATGAATATATGACTTGTAATCATTATAATGGAAAGGAAGTCTTTCAACAAACTGCTCAGCAAAAACTGGAACTTTAAGCTCGATCTCAATTTCATTGATCGCAAGGTTGATCTGATCTTTAAGCTCGTCGTTTGAATAGCTTACGCCTGCAGGAAGTTTTTCAAGAATACCTTTTAAGTATCTGCTTTTTAGCTTTGCAGGAGTAAGAAGAGGCTCTACCCTGGAAAGAAGGCCAGATGTTCCATTTGCTTGAACAGGATAGGTTTTTGTGTTTATAGCTTTTGTTTTTGTGTAATCAGCCATTAGCATCCGCCCTGATTAAACATTTCCACAACAAGACCTTGTAACACAACAAAACGTCTTGTGACGCCGCCTTCGGTAAGGATAAATTGAACGTTTCCTGAGCTTGGTTTTTCTGTACTCAGAAGGTCTACTTTCCATAGGGAACCATCGAGAGTAGAGGCTGCGGTTGCTGTTTTTGTGATAACGTTGTCTGGGTTTACCGCTGGGAAAACAACCTGAACAGAAGGACTTGCTCCTGTAGGGATATATCTCAATCCGTCTTGGTCAAGATCAATGAGCTGAAAATAGAGGGTATTAGGCTCATCATGTCTAATTGTCCACTCAGAAGACTTCTGAAAAGAGTTAACGTTTTGAAAATTTTTCAAAGTTTGTGCTGAAAGTCTCACGGAATACTCCTATGGTCTACTCTTTAAAGATTGCCTTTGACCACCTCTACTGTCTATGATAAGATATCATATATTGCAGGAGGTTCAAATTGATTATCGGTTTATCAGCTTGGAAAAGATCGGGCAAGGATGCCGCTTCAGACCTATTGGTCAATGAATTCAAATTTAAGAAGGTTTCGTTTGCTAATACCCTAAAAGATATGGTTGCGGAGCAGTATGATATCCCCAGAAGCTCTCTGGATGACCAAAACCTAAAAGAGGCCCCCTTGTTCCAATATCCCGTAGCCCCTCAGGACGCCTTTTCTAAGATGATCGCCGATTTCCTTCAAAAGGAATTCAAGGCGGACGGGAACGGAAAGCTTTACTGGACACCTAGGGCTTTAGCTATCCTTGAAGGCTCAGTTAAGCGCAGTGTAAATGCGGCGTATTGGACAAGCAGAGCTTTAAGTCAAATTAAGCCAGGCGATCTGGTAGTTATTTCAGATCTTAGATACAAGTCTGAGGCTTCTCAGATCAGAGGGTACGCTAACGCCATCGGCCAGAAGTCCTTGTTAATCAGGATTAACCGTTTTGACGAATCCCCTTCTAGCGACCCCTCAGAACGCGACCTGGATGACTATCAGCAGTTTGACGCCGTTATCGAGAACCGTGGCACTCTAGAAGAATACCTTGAAAAGGTCTCAAGTCTTGTTTTCTCCAAACTTTGATATGCACACCACACCCCCTAAAGGGGGTGTCCATTTTTTGTGAAATGGTATTTATTTTTGAAAAATCAGATAGGGTTGTTTTGTAGTCAAAATCAGATATATGTTTTTCTATTTGATCTATGGGTGTTTTTTGTTGGCATATAGCTATATTATCACGATTGGGAAATTAGGATCTGCAGAAATGGCTCCAACATAAAAAATAAAGCCCCTAAAAGGGGCTTTATTAAAATACCTGTAAGTATTTAAAATTATTAAGGAAGGCTTGTTGCGCCCGATTCTTCTTGGTCACCTGACTCGTCTGTCACCTTCAGTCCAATATATGTTACTGAAATTCTAGACGTAGCGCGAGCATTTACGCCTGTGCTATAGCTGTTGGGAATACAACCGATGGCGTTCATGATCAGCTTTCCAGTTTGGCGATCTCGAATGGAGATGCTGACAGGTCCAAGATTTAAAAGATCTTGGAGTTTTGGCATTTTTGGAAGCAAGTGTACGCCCTGATCAACAACTCTGAAGCCAGAACAGTTGATAGTGACGGCCTCGGCGCTTACGGGGGCAATTTCATCTGGTCCAAACCTACCTAAAATATGAATGGGTTCAGTTCCAATATTTACTCCGTATGTGCAGCTTTCAAAAAGCCCAACAACTTGGTTATCTACGCTGACTACTGCCCTGGGACCTGTAAGTGTCTTTGCCATTTTATACTCCTAATTCCTTATGCAGCCTGTTCGACCTGACTAATATCTATAGAGATTGGGATGAAGAAGATGGTAGTAGCGAGCTTGATCTCAACCTTAATAGTCATGGTTGGCCCACTAATAGTCACGTCTTCATTTTTGTAACCGAGAGGAGCGTCGTCGCTAGACGCGATAAGCTTGATTCGTCGGTAAATGTCCATCTTTTGTGCCAAGAAAGCAAGTCCGTCGGCCCGTGTGACGTCAGCCAAAGATTTTCCAACAAATTGAGTTTGGAAGCTTTCAGCTAAGTCAAGAGCAAGAACGTCAGCAGCGTAAACAGCTTGTAAGCTGTTGTATACGAAGTTCGAATCGATTCCGTATGTTGACTGGTCACTTACCCACTTAACTCCAGCGGTAGCAGATTGCAACAACAGAAGGCCTGCAAGAAGAGCTTTTTCAACATCACCAGGAGAACCACTATCAAAACCAGCAGGATCTTTGTAAGCAATTACGTTAGCTAGTTTATTTGTAAAAGATTTATAGAAACCAGCAGCCTGCATTCCAGCAGCTACACAAGCAGAATACCAAGGTGCAAAAGTTTGCTTTTCACCTTTTGAATCTATTTGATCAACGTCTTGGAATGTTAAATAGCATCGGTAGCTAGCTAAAGAAGCGGCTTTTGCTTCAGCGTCAGCGTAGTCGCCTTTAAAGGATAACATAGCTACGCGGTGTCTCTTAAGCTTAGCTGTGCTCATTTTAAGAACATGGCTCTTAGTAGCAGCATGGATAGCGTCGATAGTATAAGTAGAACCAGACTCAGTCAAAGCATCTGCAATGTCCGCAGTAGCGTCTCGACTAAAAAGAGGGACAACAAAGTTAACTGCAATACCTTCAAGTTTTGTTAAAGCGTCAACAATGTTTGCTCCTGTAGTAAAGCCTTTAGTTCCACCGCTTAAGAAAACGTAAGCAGACATAGGAGACGGAAGTCCTTCGTCGTCTGTAGCCGTAAATTCAACAGCAGAACTTGTAGCGATCGCATCTTTAAAATTTTTAAAAGATTTTTTAATACGTCCAGGTTTCAAAGAAGAGCCAGAAGCACAAATTCCGATGTTTGCAACCTTGTCCAAATCTTTAGGGTTCATTTGAGCGCCAAAAGTTGTGGCCGAAGCAGTGTACCCAGTTTGAGAAGAGATGTAAGAGGCAAGGTCTGTCACAGTGGCGTACTGGGTGATATCAATAGAAAGGTTGGAACCAGAACCGCCTGTTACTGTGGTGGTTAAGATATTTCCTGCAGAAATCGAAAGGGTGGCTGTAGTTCCAGCATATCCAACTTCTAATGCGACTTGGCCTTTTGCTTCTATGGTTTCATCCAAACCAATGTCAGATCGAATAACAGACACTTCAATTTCAGATTCAGCAGCAGATTTATAAAGTCCAGCAGTTAAAGCAAGAGCAGCAAGAGACCCAGAAACAATCTCAAGAGTTTTACCCCAACCTTTTCTGTAGTTAGCAGTGTCAGCATCTATGCTGATCTCAAAAGTATTGGGAGCAGTACCGGCAGCAGCAGTAACGCCAGTTGGTAACAAACCGTTAAGCTCTGTGACTAAAGTAGCGATGTTTGAGTGGTTAGCAGGGACGTTACTCAGTGTAATAGTAGTAACAGCACCACCGTTAATTCTCAGATCTAAAGTAGCACCGTCAAGAGCGGCACCAAAAGCTGGAACGACCCCAGACACAACAGTAGGAGTGTCTTCTAGTTGGCTAGCAGTAATTTTATATTTGATCTTGTTTCCATTCTTTCCAAAATTTTTGGCTTTAAGGGTACCGTAGTTTGTGTCCACGATAGCCTGTGCCTTTGCGCCAGAATTCGTCTTTAGGATGTAAACACGGTTTACAGAACCAGTAATGTCTGCATCAGCAGAAGGTGCGCTTAAAGCACGAAAAGCGTCAACGATGGGGCCAGCAACATATTTTTGCTGAACCTGAGAAACTTGATCAGGAGTGAAGAAGTTGTCCTTCAAAACTTCGTCTGCAAAGCCTTTGCCACCATCGGCTTCACCGATGATAGCAATAACTCCTGTAGCGCCAATTCCGACAGGGGTAGATCGAACGTTTTGTTCGAAGTAGGCCCCTGGAGTAACCGTATTGATAAATGATGTGGTAAGTCTGATTGCCATCTTTTTCTCCTACTTACTTCTTAAGTCCAAAGTGTTCTAAACCTTTTTCAAAAAGCTCAGGCTTGTCAAAGCCTGACGCTTTCAGATGAGCCCACAGAATGTCCTCAAGGTCTTTTGATTTTCTATAATCCTTCTTAGCGATTGCCCAGAAAGCTGCAAAAGCCTCTCTAGTATCCTGGGAACTTACGGGTGCCTCAAAATTCGACTGACGAGCTGAACGAAACTCAGTTTGTTCTTTCTCAAGAGCTTCTCTCACAATCTCCTCCGTCGTTTTTTTATCAGGATTTCTTTTTCTTCCCATAATTACTTCTTTCTGCAAGACCCTTCTGAATATGGCTTTTTACCAGGAACTGGTTCGTAACCCTCCCAGCATCGGCCTTCGGCTTTTGCCATTTTTTTAGCTTCTCGCCTTTCCATAAACTTTTTTAATTGAAGAGGCTGTTTGGCGATAGCTTTAGGTTGACCTTCCGGTACTTTAGGCTGCGGAACTTTAACCTCTGCCATCTGAGCTGAGTTTTGGTTTCTTGGGTCTGCCTTATCCATTCTCAGTTCTTTTAAAACATCATCACGCTTATCAGGGGCTACTTTTGGAAGAACCTCGTTGACTTTCTTGTCGCCCTTAATTTCTTTGGCAGCCTCTTTTACAGACATTTCGGCTTTCTGAAGTTGATCTTTAGCCAACTCCTTAGCTCTAGCAAGGATGCCCTCAGCGACTTCTTTTGCTGTGTATTCCTTCTTTTGTTCCACTCTTAACTCCTCAACACAAAGATTCGTGCGCCATACAAAACCCAATGATTTCAAGTAGTTCCGAATACTATTTCGGAAGTTTTGTTTTGGGTTCGTTTCTAATTTGCTCCAACTTGTCTTGGTGTATTTTTTTTGCTTGAGAAATTTCCCCTCTTCTAACCTTTACACCTGCAAGGCTTTCTTGATGCATTCTTCCTAATTTGCCGTCTTTTACATCGCCATATTCTCTAATTGGTGGATTTGCATCTTCAAAATTAGAAGTTTTTTGTTTTTGAGCTTTTTTCATGGAGCTTTTTTCCATGAACTTCCTAAGCTTTCCAATACCTTTCTCAGGAGCTTCCATACCTTGCTCTTCATTTACCATTAACCCCCCATAACCAGTCTTTTTAATTGCTGGCATTTTAGGTGTTTTAGGCATTTTAGGGGTCATTCCAAGCTGCGCTTCTGCTTGAGCTTGTTTCTGTTGGTGTATTTCGGCAGGAGATATATCCTTTTGAAGGACATTTTCTTTTTGAGCAGGTATGTGATTAGAGGGTGCCTCAGGAATCATATTTGGATCAAGGATATCTCGGACAATATGCTGAGCAGCATGGGCTTGGCCTTGCTTAGAACCTAAAGCCTTTTTGAAGGCCTGATAAAGTGATTTTTTTAAGTTATTGCTGCTCATATCTTTAAGATTGCCTCTTGCTAGTCGTTCTCGCTATCGTCATCTATTGTGGTCCAAATATCATCCTCAGTATCAAGGGAGTCTGGGCTGTTTAGGTTGGACAAAATCTTAATTCCAGAACGAAAACCATTTTCGGTTTCCTCATCAATTTCAACAGCTTCCAAGATTCTGAATGGCGTTTTAAGCCAACTATTTTCTACCTGTCCGGTTAGGGTTATATAGCGACTAAAAACATTTTCACCACCAGGGCCTTCGAAATTGGGATTCTGCATAAAATCGCTGCTACTTACCGAGCTTTGCATAAACTGTCTTCCCTCTAAAAGGCTTTCTCGGTATCTTAAAATTGTATAAAGCACAATTGCATGGAGCCAAAGAAGGGTCGCAGGATCACCGTGAACATGGCATCCAATCGAATAGGTCTCTTGGAAAAAGGTGTGCTCTCTTCTTGCCTTATAAAATTGATATTTAGGTACAATACCAGCCTTTGTAAGGGTAAGATCAAGATCAGGTTCTAGCTTTAGGCCGCCCGAAACTACTTCTTGGATGATATACCCGTTTCCAGTATTTGGGTCAACCAAAATTTGACCAGCCCGAACACCTCTAAGTTTTACGGATTTGGGTACGGAAAGGATTCCAGTTGTTTGGTTGTAAGAATCTGGAATAAAGGGTTTTACTATGTACGGAATAGGTTTTCCGATCTGGTTAGGCATTAAAGTTTCAACTTCTGTTGAAAGATCGGCAAGATGCTTCATGTCTTCTTTTTCAGCAGAACTTCCAAGAGCTATTGTTACACAGGGAAACTGATCTTTGTCGTTTCGGTAGCGAAGATTAACTTCGATCTTATTGTTCATGAACCAGTCTTTGGCTGCGTCGATCTCTTTTTGGCCGTACTTATCTTTTAAAGCAGGCTCTTTTGTAAAACTTGCAAAAACGTCATCAAGAAGCCATAGGTTTTTCCTCATGTCTTCTAGACCTTGGCGTATTGCCTCAGCTATGATTACGTCTCCAGCAAAGATCATTTTGTATACTTCTCCAAAATTGAAGGGAGGATCTCATCGTTAAAGATTTTCTCTGCCCATTCCAAAGCTTCATCCATAAATTTCTTACCATCAGACCCTGGATGAATCCACTTAGAACCCTTATGTTTAGAACTTACAACCCTAAATGTCATAATATCACGTCGAACCTTACCGGACGGCAGTTTTCGTTGATATATCGTAAGACCGTCTAGGGCTCCGTGTGATGCTCTAGCACTGGGTTTTAAGGAGCTTATATCCTTTATGGTGTGAAGCCTGCCAAGCCTAGGGCTGCCATCACTGTTATATTCAATTTTTTTATAGGGTATCTTTCTAGCTTTAAGCTCAGACTTTATCTGATTCACAAACATCAAAGCACTTGCAGATGTTTGGCTAGGAGCCTTTGCATGGTCGAAAGGTATTGCTTTATATTTCGAGCCGTCTTTTGCTGTCTTAGCGTTCTTTCTGAGCAGATCTTCCGTCATATCGCCAGCTTTTCTTCCCTCTTCAATCCAAAGGGCAGGCTGATCGAGACTCACAACCCAAATGCCATTTTCAATTTCTTGAAATTCAAGATTGTCTAAATATATCTGTCTAGTTGAGTGCAGTTTTTCAGATGCAAGCTCTTGTGTTTTGGCATAAGTCATAGATGCCACTTGCTTTACACCTTGGGTAATAGCTTCTTCGATTTCTTTTTTAAGCTCGCCAAATTCCTGAGCAATTGCTTCGGCGTTTACAAAAAATCTAAGATTTGACATTAGTACCTCTCGTGAGTAATGTCGCCACCATTATCCAATAACATTCCAATTTTTGCATCTACATATTTCATTCTTCCGGTTTGATTATCAACAACTTTTATGCGACCATCGTTTGTGACGAAACCTTCGGGTTTTTCCGGTTTGGCGACATGACGTGTCGTTTGTTTGGCTGGCAGGCGTCGCGTGCCTATCCCTGTCAGCCGTTCTGCTTTGGGAGTTGCTGCTCCAACTGCTGTTGTTGAGGGATATTCCCAGAAGGAACATCGATCATCTCTTCTTCCTGTTCTGGTGACACAGCGTCAGGACTGATCATCTTAGCAAGTTCGATCATGTTATGAAGAAGCCCCAACATGGAAGCGTAAAGCTCCGGTTTAGCTTCTTTGATTTGGTCCATAAGTTCTTTGTTTTGTTTAAAAGCATCAAGATTTGCGGCGATTCTTTGTAGAATATCTTCGTTAACGTCAGCATCTGCAAGGTCCGCATCAATACTGTCTTCTTCTGTCGCCATTTCAGGGTCTGCTTTTTCAGCATTTGGATCTTCCTGATTTTCATCAAGAACATCCTCACCCTCAAGAGCGATAGTCGGCTCTTGTTCAAATTCAGATGGTTCTGATTGCTCATCCTCAGTCATGAAGTCTTCTTCTATATCAGACTGATCTTCATTTAAATCAACTAAAAATTCTCCATCAGACTCTGCATCTTCATTATTTTGATCTTGGTATTCGTCATACTGATTTTGGTATTCGTCATACTGATTTTGGTATTCGTCATACTGATCTTGGTATTCGTCATCATCCATAGGAATTTCTCCGTCAGGAACGACGTCTTCATCTACAGGAACGACGTCTTCATCTACCATCTCATCTTCTGGCAAAGAATCTTCCATACCCTCAGGTAATTGCATCATATCTTCTGGAGATTCTTCGTAAAATTCAGAATCCTCATCTTGAGGCATTTCTTCGTCTATTGGGGCCTGTTGGTCCTCTGCAATTGCATGAATATAGTGATCATCCATTTTTTGCTGTTCTTCATTAGCGGTTCCGGCCCGAGCCGCCTCATGAGCTTCGTTCAGTGCGTCCTCAACTGATTGGTCATATCGAACAGATTTGTTTTTTCCGGTGAGCTTAGCGGCAATCAAGGCCTTTCCAGCTTGGCTTAAGCTATTTCCTAAGCCAACAGAGGCAGAAAATCCTGTAATCTCTTTGTATTTTTCTCGCATGTCTTCTATTTTTGATTCATGCTCAGGATCTAAAATTGCAGTCAGCTCATCTCCGCCAGAACTAATAATCTGTCCGCCCAAAGCAAGTATCATGTCTTTCACAGCTTTGCTTCCTGCGTCAATTTTTCTTGACATATCATGCAGCATCTGAACGTCATCCATCAAAACAGCTTGTCCGATGTGCTGCCCTGCGTTATCTCCATCTAAGGCTATGAACAAACGATTCATTTTTTACTCCTGTTTCTTCTCTCTCGGAGAACCTCAAGTAACATTTCAATGTTTTCTGGGTCCCATTGCTTAGAAAAACTAAGCTGAAGTCCGGTTTCACTTTTCCTGATATGAATCTTTTTATTTCGATCGGGGCCGAAGCAGATACATCCAGAAAAACCACTTTCATCAAATATTTTATTTCCGCAATCTGGACAGGTTACGGATTCGCTTTTTTCAATTTTAATTTCATACGAAGGATTGGAAGCTTTTGCAGCTTTCTTTTCAAGAAACTGTTTTAGTTTTAATGGCTTCTTTTCCATGGTAAGCTTTTTTTCTTCCTTCTCTTGCGAGCTATTTAACTTTTCTGAAGAACCCGAGCTTTCAAGTAGCATCTGGGAAAGCCTCATCTTAACAAGCTCTTCAATAGCCTGTCTTTGAGAAAGCTTTTCATCAACAACTTTAGACACAAGATCTCTAAGCCTAAGCTTTTCATCTATGATGTCTTGAACACGTTCAAGATCCAAAAGATCGGAAGAAGATTGCTTACCCATGCGGCTAAGATCATCAATGTCGTATAACTCGAAAGCCGACATGATGACGAGACCGACCCCAGGTAAGGACCGATATTTAAATGAGCTTACGATCTCGCTTTTTTGCCGGATTTCTCCAGAGTAGACGTCATTTGCAAATTTAGTGACGCTCAAAAAAGCCTCGGGCTCTATCGGAATTTTGATTTCCTTTCCTTCGTTCTCCTTCATTTCTCCAAGTTCTTTTTGTAAAAAACTTAGAATTGTTCTCGGTACAATCTGAAGAGCCGTTTTAATCTCTTCAGGGTCTAAGACCGTATTGGTCTTTTTTTTATATAGCTCTACCTTGTTAAGCTCCTCAAAGCCGTCTTCACCTAAAGTTTTTTTCAAAAAAATGATAGCTTGAGGTTTATAGGTCATTATTAACCTTGTTTCTGAGAGCTGATATAAGTTTCGTCTTCAACTACAAAAGTTAGCAAAGCTGCCGCTGTTGTCCTGATGAACGTCTTGGTATTTGTTGATATGTAGGTCCATGAGTTAGGTGGGCATGGGATACCTACATTCCCATTTGAGTCCGTAGTGCCAGCAGCCAAAGCTGCCATAGAAGGCGAATCGCCACAGGTAATAGCCCCTAATGTTCCCGAATTGTTGTAGATTGCTATTACAGAACCTTTTCTAACGCCCCGAGCGGTGGTAGCGTCTGTGGTCCAAGAGTTGGCGCCGATTCTGATCGGTTTTAAAAAGGGTCCAATCTCAATACTTTTATACGCACCAGAAGCCTCGTTATAAACCAAGTTTTTTATGCTTAGTGGGTCTTCGATAGCTCGTCCATCTATTTGTCTAATCTTTTTATCTGGTTTTTCTACAGCCATTTTAAGCTCCTACTATTCATCCTAAAGATTGCTACTGATCGTCCCCGTCGCCGATATCTCCCATGTTTACCCTAATTTGGGCTGCATTTGGAGCTATACTTTCGGTTGGTTCTTCTCTAGTCCTTCGTTTTTCTTCAGGTTTTAGATTTGAAGTTTTTGAATTTATTTGATTTTGATAAACGTATTCACGTTGGATGACCGCATGAGAGGCCATTCTTTCAGGGGCTCTAACTTCACCATTTGTTACGTTTGTAATTCTTACCTCATTAGGTATCTGTACGATATACCAAAACGCTTTATACAGGTATCTGACAGAATAAATTCTGCCTTTTTTAGTATCTGGGTCAATTCCAGGGTTACTTCCTCCAGGGACCCAGCGTATATCGCCGGCTGTAGTTATTGTAAAATCTACACCTTCTTGAAAAACTCGACCTTGGCTATCTTCAATATATTCCATTTTGCAAATGGGAAACATTGGGCGATTATCTTGATCGAACTCATAATCCATTCTTTGGAAATTTGGAACAAGAACATCTGCATTAGGATCTGCAATGTAAACACGGTCGCCTGGACTAAGATAAATCCTGTCGCCACCGGCGACTTCTTGGCCCTTATCGTAAAACCTAGGCATGATTATTCTGGCAGTAGATTCGTCTAAAAAGCCGCCGTCTGAGGACTTTCTTCTTCCTGAGTTTCCAACCATTGTAGCGGTAAAGCAACCTGCTTTTTTATAGATAAAGCCGTTTGAACTAATTGTGTCAATACCGTCAGAACGACGGTAATCTCCTTTATCTTTCAATCCTATCGGAGAGGGAAGAGCTTTATAATGTAAAAATTGCACACCTAAAGACGTGACAAACTGGTCCTGTTTTCTCAGGTCAAACGAACCCTGGAAGAGGTCTCCCTCTCTCGAAATCGTATCCAGTTGTTTTCCTTTGGGTGCGCGCTTAGGCATTGTGTTTTTCCCTTATCGTAAGGATAATATCATTAAGTCGAGATTCTAGGTTGGCCTGGTTCTTTACGATCTCTTTTACCAACCATGTAAGAGCTGCACGCTTTGAGGCGCACTTGGCTTTTCTTGCAATCCGCGCCCCGACTATCGTATTTTTATGGTCCACCTGTATCTCTACAGGGGGCAAAACTAGGTAGCTTGGAATGTCGCAGACAGCCGAAAGAAAACAGTCTGCTTTTTGTGTATTATCAACCTCGATCTTAACGATAGAAGCGTTAGATAGCTGGGCAACAACACACTCGTTTTCGGTGAAATCTTTGGTCTTTCCGTCCTTGTAAAAGATCTTTACGCTCATGATTTCTTTAAGACAGATTTTGGATCGTAGCGTTTCCCACCTGTAACAATCCCTGTCTTACCCTCGTCGATAGCGACCATTGCAGCCGCAGAACTCACCGCCGAGACAGCAGGAACAAGGTCGTTAGTTATAAGTTTATCTGTTTTAGAAACAACAAGATCTGAATCAACAAGATGTCCATTATATCTTAAAACTTCGATCTGAGATTTGGTAAGGATAAAATCGACTTCATTAGACTTCTTTACGACGTAAAGATCGTAACCGCTGCTTCGCATCTTCAATGGCAACAGGTCGGTCATTCCGGCAACAAGGCTTTCTTCACCAGATTCGCTTTTCATCATAGAAGGCCGAAACTCAGAAAAAGATTTCTCGATGTTGTATCTGACGATAGCAGGGTGTGAGCCTGCTGCGATAACCTCTTCTTTCTTTTTTCCACGAGGGCGACCAACTGCGATATAAAGGCCTCCCTTAGTTTTTACAAGTTTAACCTGTTCTCCGGCAAGATCGCCGATGGAATCTACAGAATCTATTTCACTGGGCTTGATCTCAATTGACATAATTACCTCAACTTGGTTTCTTTTTTAACTGGTTGCGAGTGATAAAGAGCTACGACGTTTCTCATATCTTCTCGGGGATGCTTTGAAGCCGTAAAACCATGATGGCCACCCTGCTTGATAAGCTCGTGCATCATGTCCATATTGAAAGCTCCGTTGTTATTTTGTCGAACCTGCTCAGCATATCCCATGGGATCTTCGCTAATATCGTAAATGCTTGCTTCTTCTGGGATCTCAACGGTATATTTTGATCTAGCGACTGAAGCAACGATATGCTCTGGCTCTGTTCCTGCTATATAGTAAAAACTATGGGGGTGTTTCGTATCTCTACCCTTAACGCCACGATCTACACCGGTTTGCCTATAAGAAGGGTCGATAGATTGTAAGTTTTCCTGAGGAGAATAGTGTTCAAGTTGACGTTTCGATTCAACTTTACTCATAAACTGTTTAAGCTTTTCAGATTTGTCCATGTCCTCAGATTTAGAACACTTCCAACGTTTAAGAGCTGCGCCCTTAGGAGTTAATTTTCCATCTTTAGATGTAGGAGCTTTGATCGCAGACATTCTGGCACAAAAACTCTTTCGGCGTTTTGCTGCCTTAGAGCCAGGCTTAACATCGCCAGTTACCGGTCTTTTAAGATTTGAGCCTGTTTCACGGTTGTACTTCTTACGAT